TAACCGAAGTAGTAAAAACTAATGGTATTCTGAAATTATAAAATTCAGTAGCTCCAGAAGTCAAAAAAGTTTCAGTGTATAATAATAAATTTGCAGTATCGTAATATTTAACTTTCCAATCTAAATCTGCTCTTTGAACTAAAAAGTTATAAAAAGTAGCGGTTGTGTTCCATTGATTTTTGATGCTTTGATTTGCTAATAATAAATAGTTTTCTCCTAGTGTTTTGTTTAGGTTTACCCCGTTTAAATATTGTGTAAATCCATTTACTCCAACATATTCTACCGTGTTTAATAAAGTAGCTACATCGTTAATTATCTTATATCTTTTTACTTTAACCAAGCACCAATCAGTGTCATTTTCATACGTGATATTACTAACTGCGTCTGCGTGAACTTGGTTTATATACTCAGCTACATAAGGTGATATATTATAATTAGTTTGCGTTTGTGTAACACTTGCAATAGGTTCGCTTAAAGTGTATATAGGTACTGTTGGTTCTGTAGTTCCTTTATTCCAAATAAATAACTCTACCTTACTTCCCGTTTGTCCGGATTCGTTTATTGTAATATGATATGGTGAACGTGCGCTTATTACTATCATTGTATTTCTTTTAATGTGAATTTTAAAAATGTTTCTAAATCTAACCCGTATTTTTCTGCTATTGTGTCATCAAACTTTTGGTATTCTAAATCAAAAGCATTACGAAAAAACTTTGTCTCAGGTGTTCCCGTTTCATTTATTGATTTGGTTATTGATGCAACCATTAATTTACGTGCTGTAAATTTACCGTTTGGATTTCTTACTCCTTGCAATCCTTTACGAACTACCCATTTATCAATCTTTGCTCTTTCTGCGTGTGCTTTGTATGGGCTGTTCGGTGCTTTGTTACTCGACTTACTACCCTTTGTTCCGAAGTCTAACTCTTTCCAATAGTCCTCAGCAAAGAAGTCAAAAGCAATTGAATTTTTACTGACTTTAGATTTGAAAGTTAACGAACGTGAAAGATTTCCGCTTGCATTATGTGTGCCGTATTTACCACCCTTTTTAAGATTGTCTTGGGCTCGTTCAACTACATAAGCACCAAACTCAGCTAATGCTTGTTCAGTTAGTTTAGCATCCATTACAAGCCTCTATTTGATTGTTTGGTACACTTAGTTCAATCTCGCATTTCCATCCATCTAACATATTAGTAAATGCCATTAATATCGGTTGTAAGTTAGGCTCATTTAATAATTCAATATCATAATCATTTCTTTGCAAACGCATATTTGTAATCATAAAATTAAGAATAGCGTGGCACGTGTTTAGATTATCTAATTCATTATCATTCCCTAAAAACTTATCAGCTACTTTTATTTTAGATACGTTACGAATGTCTACTACTGCAACTTCAAAAGTGAATTTAACTTCGCCTGAACCAATGCTTGAACTTAATATATTGATATGTGCTAATGGAAAAATACTCTTTTTAGTATTGTCGATTATATCCGTACCGTGCGTAATTGTATTTAATAACGGTGCTTTCTCAAGCGTGCTTTTAATATAGTCTATTGAATTATAGAATGATTTCATTTGATATGTTTTTTTAAGTTCTTTTGTTCTTCATTGCTTTCGTCTGTTAAGAAAGATAATAACGTGAGTGATTCGTGTAAAGGCTCTTTTCCAACTTCTCGTACATTGATTCCAAGCTCTCTCGCAAGTCTAACAAATGCCCAATACCACCCCCAGCGTTCGCCAAAACCTCCTCCAAATTCACGCCCTCCCTCTTCGATTTGCTCTCCAAATGCAAGAGGATATTGGATAATAATTCTTTGCTTAAAGTCCAAAAAAAAAGTAGTGAACCGTTTACAATATCCATTGTAACTTCTTTAAATAGTTCGCCTTTACTTTCGTCACCATCGTATGGTTCTATTGAATAAAACGGCAAAGCTTTCTTTGTAATTGGTCTGTAAAGAATACTCATTAATAAGGCTAAATTATCAGTGTCACCAAGTAGTGTATCAATCGTTGCGTGTTCGCCTAAGCTAATTTTGTCAAAGTTTGGAATAAAACCATATTCGATTTTATTTAACTTAAACGTGTGTACTAATTTAGGTTTTTGGTCCAGCATCTTTGCAATTGTTTCTACTATTTCAGTGAAGTCATTAACGGGTATTGTCATTACTTCTTTTACATCTAAATTACAAAAGATAGCAACCATTTGAATACATACAAAAGTTTCGTCGTCTGGATTATCTTTTACCACTTGAACATACCTCAAGTACTGTGATAATTTTATATCTTTTAGCTCTGTTGGAATTATTACTTTCATAATCTTATAACGTTTTAATTTATGTTTGTTTATGTTATTCGTGTGGCTCTATTTTGTTTAATAGCTAACTGCATCATAGCAAAGTATCTTAATGCATCTATTGCGTGATTATAGCTGTCTATTGGCTTATTTAATTTCTTACCTGTTTTGTCTACATCCCAAGAATAATTTCTTAGCTCTTTGATTAAATTTATACTGCTTTTAGTTACTAATATTTCCTTTTGTTGCAATACACTTATTCCAAAATTAATACTATCAGCACCCTTAACAACGGGTTTAATATTGAACCCCGCCCGTCTTATTTCTTCTATGCTTTTAGGCTCTGCGCTATCCGCCCAAATAGGCATAATTCTGTTTTGATTCATTAATTTAACAATATCACTATTTAATAATGAAGTTGAATAAATCAGCTCGTCACATATTATTTTACCGTTGTATTCGTAAACTCCTATTAAAGCTGTAGGGTCGTTGCTATACCCAAAATCTAACCCTGCACCTAAATAATTAGCATCGGTCGGTATGGTATCGATTTGTTCCCAATTTTGAAACACAACCCCATCTAATGAACCAAGCAAACCCAATCCGTAAACGTTATACCAATTTGCCCAATATGTTGAAGTAGTACTTTTTTCTTTTGCTTTTAAAATAAAATTCAATGCGCTTTCAGGACAGGCTTCATTGTCTAAATAGTTTACAGTTAGAAAATCCACATCAGTATCATTTTGTAATTCGGTATGAAACCAAAATTCATTGACTGGATTCCAATCTAAAAAAACCCCAAGTTTGGTTCTTGAGGCTAATTCTGTATAAGCGTGGAAAGTCATATTATTACACTCGTTCATATATAAATAGTCACGCCTTGCACCTCTTAACTTACTATCATTATCAGCACTAAAGAACTCTATTTGTGAACCGTTGTTAAAAGTATATTTAAAGTCGGTTGCATTCCATCTACTATCTACCCATCGATTAGTTAATACCATTATCTTTTTAAAATCTTTCATTGCACCACGTTTTAAATGCGGTACACTTTCGGCTACTATGCTAATTTCAATTAACTTTGTTTTGGCTGCTATATCAATTAAAACAGGAAGCACCCCATACGTTTTTCCCGCTGAGGTGCCTCCTTGTATTCCTTTAACAAACTTTGTCAGTTTAAGTATCTTATTTATTACTGTAGTTCTTATAAACATTACTCAGGGAATAAAGGTTGTTCAACTACTACTACATTTTCAGTCTTTTCAACTAAGCTGTTTAATCTTTGTGTTATGCTTGGATTGTAAATACCCAATAATCCTCCTGTTATTTGATTTGCTCTAATTTCTTCTTTTATATGCGAACAGATAGTAATGAAGTCATCGTATAAATTATCCTGATTTAAAAAATATTGTCTTATAACTCCAAATTTATTATAACAAAAAACACTAAAACCATCCATTGTATAAGGTAGTTTAAATGCGTCTTCCATTCTTTGCCCCTCCTTACCTACGTACTGTATTTTAACCCATTGTAGTGCTTCTACTTTTAAATGTTCTTTGTATTCCTCCCACGCTTGTTGTAGCTCTTTTGGCTCTTTAAATATTCTAGTTGGATGCATAATTATTTATTTAAATGTTTTTGATATTATTATTTTTTTAATAACATTATTATTTTCAATTCCATTTTCATTCATATCAACTTTAAAAACTAAACATTTGTTGAACTTTCTTAAGAAAAAATCTATTATTTTAAATATTGTGTTCATAGCTCGATAATTTGATTAAGTCTTTTATTATTGTAATATGAATTTTAGAAAACGTTATTGTTTCTGTTAAATCTAAATTAAAATAGTTTAAGTATAGCTCATTTAAAAATTTTACTTGCTCATTGTCTAATTTACTTCTACTTCCATTAATAACATCGTGCCCTATTGTTTCTAAAAAGCTATCAAAAGTATCTTTGTCATCTTGGCTCATTTCGCTTTTAGGCTTCTTGAAATTAAACAACCTATTTAAAGTAAATTTTCTTTCATTGCAACCTACGCACGTTTCAATTCCTACTGCGGAAGTAATGTTCTCTATTACGTCTCCAAGCCCTTGTATTTCTTTTTTTCTCTTTGCCATCTTATTTTATTGGTTTTAAATTCATAATTCTATCGTCAATATAGCAATCTAATTCAGTTGAATTATTATATTGCCACATTGCTAATTCTTTATTAAATTCTATTATTTCTTTTGTAATTGATGCTAATTCTAAATTATTTTCTTTAGCTCTTGCAACTTCTAACGTTTCAATAATTGAATTTCTTTCTATTACAGTTAATTCGTATTTTCTTTCAGCGAGTAACCAAGTAGGTGTGTGAAATAATATAAAAACAAATGATAATACACAAAATAGTGTACCCAAAAACTCCCAATGTAAAAATATTAAAAGTAATAAACCTATTACAAAAATTAACAAACCTATAATTAATCCTACCATTCTATTTATTTTTTAATGTTAATTTCAAATCTTCAAAATCTTTTAACTCTAATTCCGAATTAAACAACTCGAACCTAATCCCCGTATTGTTATTACTTGAACTTACTATAGTATAGTAATCTTCTTTAAGTTTACTTTCTAAAATATTTTTTATTGTTTCTATTTCTTCTAACGTCTTTAATTCAATGTGACAGACAAATATTGGTTTCATAATCTTATTTATTTTTTAATTTATTTTTAACTGTTTTAGCTACTCTGTGTATAGTTTGTATGTGTATTCCTGTTTGTCTTGCTAGCTCTCTTTGCCCTACTAAAGTTGAAAGTTCAAAAGTTGTTTTTTCATACCAAGTTAAATCTTTTATTAGCTCTTCATAGTCGGGTTGTGGCTCTTCTATATACGGTTCATCTTCAATTATAAACCTATCAAAATCCTCAAACAGTATTTCTTTTTTGCTCTTTCGTATTCCATCGTAAAAGATTGACCGTAACGTCACGAAAATATACCCATCGGTTACGGTTTTATCTATGCTATGTAATTTAATATACATATCTTGTACCAATTCATCTGCTAACGTTCTATCACGGCAAATATTATAAGCCATTTCACGCCATTTAACATCACTTTTAGCTAATTCTTTTAATATCATATACAAATGTACAACTTTTATTTTATAGTTGCTTATTTGCGCTGTTTTAAAATAGTTTTTGTTGTGCTATATGATTGTTTATTCTTTGCATTGCTTTGTCGAAGTACTCTTTATCTAATTCGCAAGCTGTTAAATCAAATCCGTAATCGTGACAAGCTATTGCTATTGAACCAGAACCTAAATGTGTATCAAGTATTTTATCGTTTTCTTTTGCGTATTTATCTAAAAGCCATTTGTATAACTTAAAAGGTTTTTCTGTTGGGTGAAAAGTGTTTTGTGAAATTAGTGAAGCTCTATTTAATTCAAATTGTCTTGTAACAGTTTCAAAAGAAGTCCAAGCCATTTCGCCATCGGACATTGTTAAATCCCTTTGACCTTTATACCAAAATATCCAAGCTTTTGTAGGTTTTAAATATTCAGTAAAATAGTTTGCACCCCAAATAATTTGATTTTTACTAACTCTTTTTAACTCATTAAAATATTCTTTATTAGGTATTGAGTTATCCCAATTTTTTTGAGTGTGTTCTTTTCTATTATGTTTAGGATTTTTATTTATACTTTTCTTTTGACCATCTATTCCTATACCATAAGGCGGGTCTACAATAGCTAAGTCAAAATAGTTATCAGGATAGCGTGCCATTAAAAGCATATTATCTTCATTCGTTATTGTTATTTTATCTGTTACTTGCATAATTAAAAAGATTGGAGAAGAAAGATTTAACCGATTAGAACAAAATAGAACAGTTACACGTAAATTTACAAAAGACGAACTTAAAGAAATAATAGAAATTTATAAGAAAAAATGCAAAGAGGTATTGTGAATTAAAAATAATACGTATATTTGTCAAAACATAAAGTAAAAGAACTATGAAACATTTATTTAAAGCATTGGCAGACTTTCAACAAGAAGTGCCAACAATCCACAAAGGTACACAAGGCTACGGGTACTCTTACAGCGACCTTCCCGCAATTTTCAAAGTGATTAATCCGTTACTACAAAAACACGGTTTAGGATTCACTCAGTTAATTAACTCACATGATGGACAAAACTATTTAACTACGGTTATTTTTCATTTTGAATCAGGCGAAAAGATAGATTCTAATTGTTTAATTCCTTATGTGCCACTTAAAGGCATGAATGACTTTCAATCTTTTGGTTCGGGTGTTACTTACTTCAGACGTTATGCTTTGGCTTCGGCTTTAGGATTAGTTACCGACAAAGATACTGATGCTTCAGGAGAACAAACAAAGCAACCTATCAACGATGAGCGTTTTGTTAAAGCAATCGAAGCAATCAAACAAGGTAAAGCCAAAAAGACGGACTTAAACAAGTTCGAGTTAACAGCAGAACAAACTAAAGTTTTAGCATCATGTTAGTACGTTGTTCGTCTTTAGGTAAAATAATGAGTGAGCCACGCAGTAAGTCGGAGTTGATTTCGGCTACTGCAAAGGCTTATGTTGAGGAAGTATTCAAAGAGAATTACTTTGGTTTTCGTAAGGAGTTTAGTTCACGCTACACCGATAAAGGACTTGAAATGGAAGACGATGCCATACAATTTGCAAGTGAACAGTTCAATTGGGATTTTGTAGTTAAAAACACGGAGCGTTTCAATAACGAATACTTAACGGGAGAGCCTGACATTAACACGGATTCACTTTTAGCAGATATAAAATGCAGTTGGGACTTATCCACGTTTCCTATGTTTGACACCGAACTAAAGAACAAAGACTACTATTGGCAGTTGATGGGTTACTTATATTTGACGGGACACACTCAAGCTGAATTGGTTTACTGCTTAATGAACACGCCTATTCAGATAGTCGAAGACGAAGTAAGACGAGCGCATTGGAAAGCGGGACTAATTGACGAAGACATTGATTTACGACATGAAGTTCAAATGAAGCACAACTTCGAACACATCGAGCCACGTTTAAGAGTAAAGCGGTTTATCGTTGAGCGTGACGAAAAGGCGATTGAAAAGATAATCGAGAAAGTATCAATAGCACGTGAGTATTATAAGATTTTAGAACAAGCAATTAACAAGTAAAAACAAATAAACATGAGTACAATTATCAGCGCAAGTATCGACCTTGCCAAAATCGACAAAAAAAGCATTTACGAGAAAGACGGTAAGAAATACCTATCGCTTCAAATTAGCGTGAATGACGAAACAAAGTACGGCAACAACGTAAGTATCGCAATCGGTCAAACAAAAGAACAGCGTGAGGCTAAAGCGGATAAAACCTATTTAGGAAACGGGAAAGTAGTTTGGACTGACGGAAAGATTACACTTGCAGAAAAGCAAGACCAACCAACACAACAAAAACACGAAGTAAAAGACGATTTACCTTTCTAATATGTTAAGCTACATTATCAGTATTGAGGAAATAACACGCAAAGAAATAGGAGACCACTTTGCGAGAACGTGCGAAAGCCCAAGAAGTCTTTGCAAACGAGCGGGACTACAACAATCGCAG